GCTTCGGCCTGGACTTCAGCGAATACAAAGGGATCGGATTGAACGGCTATACGCCGGAGAAACCGCCGCCCGCACAGATGGATATACCGCCCGAGCGGGCCAAAGCGGGAATCAAGGCGCCTTCGCTAAGGCAAAACATCGACGTTGCCGCATACACCGGCCAGGCCGCCATATCCGAACAGACCAGCGCGCAGATCGTCGCCGATACTCGCGAGAAGCTCGCTTCGATCCGGTCGCTCGATACGATGACCCGGATGGAGAAAATCCAGAATCTCAAAGCGTACATGGCCGAGCACAGCTATACGATGGCCGGGGTGACCGAACAGGAGAGACTACTGTCTGCCGAGATCAAATCGCTCATATCGAGCAGGCAGGATGCGATGGAGGTATATAACGCCGAGCTTCGCGAGGATATGCAGAATATGGGACTTTACATTTCGGAGAAATTTGCCGAATCTTCCCAAAAAATGGAAAGTTCGCTGGGCGATGCTATCTATTCGATGAAAGCTGAGGGTGCTTCATTTAAGGATGCGATGGGTCAGTTCTTTTCGGATGTGGAAAAAGACTTTGAAAAAATGTGTGCTGAAATGATTGCCCGGGCAATAATGACCGCGATAATTACCCGTATGATAGGAGGGCCAGGCGGCGGCGGTGATTTGGGAATGGCTACGTCGGCCGGATCTTCAGCGGGCGGCGGCAATCCTTCTTTTCTTCATTCCGGCTGGGTCCCGGATGACGTGCCGAGCTTTCGGACCGGCCGGGGGCTCAAGAGTAACGAGATGGCGGCGATTATCGAGAGGGATGAAATGCTGGTCCCTGCTGATAAAGTAGTCAGATCGCCGGGCGGTTTCAGTCGGGGCGGCGCTGTCAATATTGACGTCCAGGTAATTAATCAAAGCTCCCAGCCGGTGGATGCTAAAGTTGGCTCAGTAAAATACGATGGGAAAAAATTTGTCACATCGGTAGTATTGAGCGATTTGAAGCAGGGCGGGCCTATTTCGAGGAGGTTGTCGAAATAATCATGGCATCTTTTCCGACATTAACGCGGGCGGTATCACACAGGGATTTCACAGAGACCAAGCTGATGGATCCGACGATAAGAAGTGAGTTTTCATCGGGTGCGATCAGTACTCGGGCGAGATTCACCGGGACGATACCGAGATTATTTAATGTCACGTACCATCACATATCTGCTGCCGACAAGGTTCTGCTGGAGGCCTTTGAGGACAGTATAAATATCGGGGCGGTGACATTCAACTGGACCAATAATTTAACCAGTACTATGTGGATAATGAGACTGAACAGGCCGATTCAGTTCGGGCTGGAGTCCAAATGCATTGATAAATACTTCGCACAAATAGAAATATTCGGGTCCGCCGGGTCCAGTTCGTCGAGCAGTCTGTCATCCAGCAGTTCGTCGAGCAGTCTGTCATCCAGCAGTTCGTCCAGCAGTCTGTCATCCAGCAGTTCGTCCAGTAGTTCGTCCAGCAGTTCATCCAGTTTGGGAGCGTGACAATTTGGAATTTTAAAATGGTAGCCACAGAGGGCACTGAGGTCACAGAGATTTAAGATTTGAAAGTGCCGGGCAATAATAAATAGTAAATAATAAATCGAAAATAAAAAGATGCCTGAAGATCTTAACAAACAGATACGTATCGAAAAGAACAAACTGTCAAGCGGCGGTGCGTGGTTATGGCTGCTGGATATTTATATCGAAGGCGAGGACACGCTTCATTTCGTCGATAATATTGAAAATGTCACGTACCGGGGCACGCTGTATTATAAGTGCAATTTCAAAATGGGACCCTACGATAAAAGCGAGCCGGGCAGATTGTCCGATATCAATCTCGACATAACCAATACCGACCTGGTCGGATGCGTACTGCCTTACGTCAACGATTACAACGGCCTTATCGGCTGCAATATTGTAAGGACGCCTGTCAATTCCAAATTTCTGACAATAGACATGTCGGCCAAGAGTGAGGATTTCATCGTCACCGGCTGCTCTGCGGGCGAAGATGGGATCAGCTTCGTCCTGGGCGCGTCGAGCCCTCTAAACAGGAGATTTCCGGCCAGCAGGTATTTCGGCGGCTATTGCCGGTACGTCAGTAAGTTCAAGGGCGTCGAGTGTGCCGCAGGGTTGGGAGCCTCCTGTAACGGGACGCTGGAAAACTGTGAGACGCTCGGTAATTTGGCAAGGTTCGGCGGCCAGCCGGGACTCAGGGCCAATACGGTGAGATTTGCTTAAATTAACCACGAATGAACACGAATAAACACAAAATTGATTTTTCAGATCTGATTGGTAAGCCTTACAAAGAGGGCGGACGGGGCCCGGCTAATTACGACTGCTGGGGGATCTGCATGGCCGCCGCCGCCCGGGCGAAAATCGAACTGCCCGATATAGAAGTCCCGGCCGGTGACGAGATGAAAGGCAAAGCAATCGACGATCAGAAGCAAAGCAACTTCCGGAGACTCGACGCGGTCATGGCTTATTCGATCGCACTGTTCCGGGTTATCGACGATGACAGTCAAATCAAATGGCACGTCGGGCTTGTTCTTGAGAACTGTCGAAACTTTATTCACACAACGGGGAAGATGGGCTGCAATATATCGTCGCTGACCGATCCCTTATGGCGGTTGTTCCTGGAGGGATTTTATGAAGCGGCTTAAGATCATATCGGTTCCTAATCCCTTCGATCTGTCCGACCGCATCGTCGAGGATATCGAGTTCACCGGCCAGAATCTATCCGATATCGTCAATAAATACGCCGCCGGCATGGCCGAGGCGATCGTTCATGTCAATCAGCTTCGCATCGAGCCGGTAGAAAAAGAAAAATACAATCTCGTATTAAGGCCCGGTGATGAGATCGTTCTTATACCGGCTGTGCGGGACAAATTGATGAGTCGGAGCAAATTAATAGAAACATTCATCCCGACAGCTTCCTGGGTGGCGGATACGCTGGGATACGATAGTATAGAAGAGCTATCGGAATCAACGGCAGTAGCCTTCGGGGGCGGGTTGGGTGTGGCAGAACTTTTCCGGGCGATAGGCTCATCTCCGGACGATGCTGAGATAGACAGTAATCCCACTTACGGATGGTCGCCTCATACTGTTCAGAGGCAGGGTACCTCAATAGAGCGGGCCTACGGTACGAACAAGGAATTCGGCAATGTCATCGCAGCATGGCGAGTCCCGAATGGAACCGAGGAGACGATCAATGTGCTGATCGCCTTTAACGATGGCCCTGATGGCGGGATCGTCGAAGATACGATATATATAAACAATCAGCCGGCGGACAATTACGAGGATGTTACTACGTCCGAAAGAAACGGCACCTTATCTCAGAGCGCGATATTTTCGACGCTCAATTGCGAGTATCAGCCGGCAATCGAGGTTGTCAACGTCGCCGACGCCGGCGGCGCATATACGTGGACTACGCCGGATAACGATTTCGACTGGCTGGAAATAGCCTTGAAGTATTCCGGCCATTACGTGCATAAAGACGGCGGCACCGAAACTCAGTACGTGGCTGTAAAAATAGAGATATCGGCCCACGGCGCCGATACATGGTACACGCTGGCCGAAGAGAATCTTGCCTGCGGTACCGAGCCTGCACAGAAAAACTACGTATCGTCCGGAACGTACACGGGCGGGGCCGCGGTATCGATATCGAAGGGCACTCGGTACGATATCAGGGTCACTAAAACGAACGCCGGGCGGATATGGGACAGTAACCGCAAATCGCGTTATTTGTGGCTGAGCCAGGTTCGCGAGGTAATCAATACAGCATTCACGTATCCGGGACTTTCGCTGCTGGGCGTTTCGGCCCTGGCGACCGAGGACCTTTCCGGCTCGCTGCAGATAAGCTGTATTCGCAAGGGCCGGATCGTTAATGTCTATAACGGGACGAGCTGGGATCTTCAATGGTCGGACAATCCGGTCTGGGTGATATGGGACATTATGACGCGGCCGGTAATTTCGGGCGATGGCGGCGTCACACCGTATGCGATCGAGCGGTACGATGGCATCAACCCGGCCAGGCTGACGCCGTATCTCGATGAATGGTACGAGGCGGCCGACTATTTCGACAATCTGATAAGTGACGGCGAGGGCGGTACGCAGAAGCGGATAATTTTCAACGGTGTTTTCGATGAGAATACCACGGTCTGGAAGGCGGTCAATAAGGTCTGCGCGATGGCTCGCTGCGAGGTTTTGAGGATCGGCCGCAACTATACTATCCTGGTCGATAAGCCTTACACCGGCAACCCGGTCCAGCTTTTCAGTGCGGGCAATATCAAGCCCGGCTCGTACCGCAAAAATTACATAGACCTCGAGGACCGGGCGGGCGAATTGGGGATTGATTATCTCGATGAGGCCCTCGATTACCAGATGACGCCGATGCTGCACGTCGATACGGCGATAGAATCTACGGCCTCGAAGACCATCGAGGGATTCGGGATCACGCGGGCGACGCAGGCGTGGCGGGCGATTTATTACGAACTGGCCAAGAACCGGCTGCTCAAGTACATGCCGACGTTTGAGGCCGATGTCGATGCTATCGCCTGTAAGAAGGGCGATATAGTTTTAGTCGTAGAGCCCTGGCGGTTAGGCGGGCGAATAGTAAGCAGCC